ATGCCGAAACGCATTCTTGAAAAAACTGCCTTGGAAGTCTCTCGCCTACGCGAAGAAGGAGCGCACGCGGTTGGTGGGGTAACCGGGCTGTATCTGCAGATCATCGGTGGTTCTCGTTCATGGGTCTATCGGTACACACACCACCGGGCGCGTAAGCGCATGGGCTTGGGCAGCTATCCCGCTGTGGGGCTGGCAGCTGCCAGAGACGCAGCGCGGGCTGCTCTCACCTTGCGCAACAGTGGCGCGGATCCTTTGCAGGTGCGCGCCGCTGAGCGTGAAGCCGCCCGCCTTGCAGCCTCCTACCAGATGCCATTCGAGCAGGCAGCAGAGAAATTTATCAAAGAGCATGAGAGCACATGGCGCAATCTAAAGCACGTCAACCAGTGGCGCAGCACACTGGCAACGTACGCTTTCCCCGTCATTGGCCACCTGAACGTGGCAGACATTGAACAGGCGCATGTGCTGCGTGTCCTGTCGCCAATTTGGAAGACTAAGACGGAAACAGCCACGCGAGTGCGGGGGCGCATCGAGCAAATCCTTGATTGGTCAACCGTCCACGGTCACCGCGGCGGGCCTAACCCTGCCAAATGGAAGGGCCTGCTAGAACACGTTCTAGCGAACCCCAACAAGGTGGCACCCGTTCAGCACCACCCTGCCGTGCCTTACGCCGCCCTGCCTGATTTTTACCAGCGCCTTTGCAGTGTGAAAGGCCAAAGCGCCCGCGCGCTGCAGATGCTCATCTTGACGTCGACGCGATCCGGTGAACTGCGCGGCATGCGCTGGGGAGAACTAGATCTATCTGCTGGCCTATGGCTTGTGCCCGCTGAACGCATGAAAAGCAAACGCCTTCACCGCGTGCCGTTGCCTGCGCAGGCACTTGCCATGCTGAGCCAATTGAAGCCAGGCGAGCCGGATGACCTGGTGTTTGTTTCCAATCGCGGCGGCATGCTCTCCGATATGTCCCTAACTGCGGTGATGCGCCGGCACTACCCCGAGGCCGTGCCGCATGGTTTCCGCTCCACCTTCCGCGACTGGGCTGGGGAATGCACGCACCATCCACGCGATGCAATAGAGCTGTGCTTGGCACATGCCATCGACACAAAAACAGAAGCCGCGTATAGACGCGGCGACATGCTGGAAAAAAGGACGGTGATTATGCAGGAGTGGGCGGATTATGCGGCTCCAGGCCATCTGATTTTGGCGGGCCAGCAGCAGGAGTAATCATAGCATCCTGATAAATAGACGCTGCTTCAACGACTGCATGGCGCGCAGCTTCTGCCGGATCAGCGCCTATGTCAACTTGGAAAAAGCCAAGCTTCTTACCGTTGTCATAGCGTATCGAAACACCTACTACTTTGCGGGAGTAGTCGATATCGACCAACATTCCCAGTTTTGAAGCAAGCCGCCAAGCATCACCGTCGTCGTCCCAAGCATTCCATTCGGTGAAATCCATCCCATCATCATCGGTTCTTTGTATCCCACGAACAAAAAAATACTCCCATGGACCATTTTCTGGATAGCGGCTCGCCCCAGCGGCTTGGGCGGCGAGCTCGATTTTCTTACGCATTTTTTCGTCCATGGTTGTACCTTGTTTGCCCAAGCATTATCAGCTTTTATCAGCTACACGAAGATCCCCACCCCATGCTTTAGGACAGCTCTCCAGCCAGGTCACAATCTCGCTGACCAGCCAAAACAGCTTTTGCGGCCCCGCCTTGCGCGGGTGCGGGAAGCCGTGGTTCTCGATCAGGTTGCGCAGCGTCATTTCGGCAACGTCCATTTCGGCCAGCACTTCTTCTTTGTTCATTCGGTAAATGCCCATGCTCAGGCCACCAAATATACAGCTGGAAATTCCAGCTGTTTGATCACATCTGCGCTCACCGTGCCCGCCATCACATGCTGCGACAGCAGGCGCGCGCCAGGCTCAAACCGCCTTGCCAAGTTGCCGTAGCTGCAGAACAGATCAATGCTGATATCGGCAGCCAGCGACAGCTGGGCGCCCCAGCTGGAATCCCAGCGGTGCCCGTCCACCGCCATGTCGACCACGGTGGCCAGCGCCTGGTGTAGGCCTGGCCGGTTGTCGCCGGCCACCGGAATGGCTCGCGCAATCTCGGCGCCCATTCCAAGCAGATAGGCCAGGCGGGCCAGCAGCTCGGTCTGGTTTGACTGGTGATCGGCCTGCACGCAGTGCAGCCCCACGCTGGTGTATTCGGCCTCCATGTTCTTGCGCACCATCAGCGCCATCATCGGCGCCGCCTTGCGGTAGAGGCCGCGCTTCATGGCTCGGCTGTGCAGGTTGGTCATTGCTTGCCACCTTCCAAAATTGCTATTGCGATGTAGTACGCCGCAACGGCGATCCAGAAACCAAACCAGGCCAGGCCACGCCCAATAGCTTCTGCGGCTTCTTTGCTCATGCTGCACCGCCTTCCTTGATCTTTCTCACATAGGGGTGCAAATCTGCATCCTCGATCTTCCAATATTCACCTGTCCACATTCCACCGGATCCAGTGAACTCAGCTTCAATCTGATCGTCGGTAAGTGGCAAGGCATCAGCGGGCTGGGCTTGAGGTGCTGCAAGCATTGCCCGCAAATCGTCGATTTCAAAAAGGCAAGTTTGCGCGGGCGGTCGGCCCTCCCGCGTTTTGCCCCACTCCACGGCCATCTCCATGGCAATCAGGCACCGTCGAGCCAGATCAGTCCACTGCTCAGGCACTGCCTGCACCGCTGCCTTAGCTTCGGCGCGCAATACCAAGGCCTGCGCCGCCTTGATGCTGTCGTAATCACCGTAGACAAACAAATTGCCGTCACCGTTGCCGACACCCATGCAGCAAGCAGTCTTGGCTTTTAGTGCCTTGAGTTGCTCATTCACCGGCACGGCCACGGCTGCAGGCTCTTCCCTGCCAGCCCAGTACCCAGCCCGGAACTGCTCCCCGTTGCCAGTCCAGTACACAACCCCCTGTTGGCTGTCTTGATAGGCCAGGCCCAGAGAGATAGCAACCAGGTCAGCTTCACGCCGGCTCTCCCAGCGGGCATTCATTTGATCTTTGGTTTCAGTCAAGAGGGAATCGAAAGGTTTGTTTTCAAGCATGTTGAGCTCCATAAATCTGTGCCTCGTGGGCGAAATTGGCGCGCACCAGGGCCTCGGCCACCGGTGGGCAAACTGAGTTCCCGCACATGCGAACCTGGGCGGTGGTGCTTAGGTCGATCTGCGGCAAGTCCAGCGGGTTTCCTTCCACTTGCTTGCCGTTGCGGAACAGAAGGGCAGGATCTGGCACACGTTCAAAGCGGTAGTCTTTGGGGAAGCCTTGGGCGCGGAACAGCTCGCGCGGCTTGAGCATGCGCAAGGTGATGTCAACCAGTGCCCACCAGTTGCCCGCGTGCCACATCATCACCAGCTCGGCCACATCGGGAAACTGCTCGGGCAAGTGCTTTTTCAGCAGCTCAGCACACTGGCGCGCACGCTGCTCATGCTCGGGCGACAGCGTGTCCGCAAGCACCTGGGCCGTCTGCACCAGGCCCATTCGGGTTTTGGTGGGCAACGTGTGCATTGGTACGCTGCAGGCGCTGTCCTGGCCGCCCTCGCTGTAGTACTTCACCAGGTAGGCGGTTATCAGGCGTTGGTTGCTGCCGGCAGCCGTGATGGTGGACATGGGATCATCAGCCGCGCGCCCGTCGCCGTCGTAGAAGCCGCCGTTGGCCTGCTCCAGGCATGCGGCCACCATTGCTTGTTCACCACGGTGTGCACCGGTGACAGTGCGCAGCGGCTGCCGTGGATCGTGGCCGCTTCGTTCGCCGTGATGGGTGAGGTGGGTCAGGTGCGCGGCCACAATGCCCATTTGGATGCCGGTGCTTGGCCGTTTGGGCGTGCCGCCGGCGGTCACGGTCGGCAAAGGCGCATCCATGGCGCTGCCCACGCTGCCGGTGTTGAACTTGGTGATATGGGCCATGGCCAGGGCGCTTTTGACACCACCGGCCACCACGGTGCCCAGCGGAGTCTGAATGTCCTGCACGCGGGGTTCTTGGCCTGCGCGCTCGCCGTAGCCGATGGTGATGAGATTGGCACCCACCAGCGCATGGTGGGTGCCGCCTGCGGCCACGGTGGACAGTGGCGCATCCACAGAATGGCCCAGCAGGTGCTGCTCTGTCGTGCCGCGCAGCGGGGCCAGGGTAGGAGCCACCACCGAAAAGTGGCCGCCCTTGACCTGGGCACAGATGGTGCGCAGGGGCGCGTCGGCGGCCATCGTGCGCTGGCTGCTGCTGTTGGCATGTTCATTCAGGAATGGCGCCCTGTCGCCCACGATGAACGGGCTCGCACTGGTCAGCACATGGCGCCACAGTCCCTTGGCCACCCTGCGCATGGTGTTGTCGACCAGGGCGCGCTTGCGGCCAAACACGCTTTCGGCGGGCAGCGCGAAGTCGATGCACTCGGCCGCAGTGCGCTGCTCTGCCAGCTTGCCGGCCAGCACACGGCGGTCGGTAGCTTCGGCATGCGTCTGCTCAGGCCAGGTAATGGCCAGACCGTCGCGGCGCGCGACGAGAAACAAGCGCTTGCGGATGGTGGGAGTGCCATGGTCGCTTGCGCGCAGCTCCCGCCATTCCACCTGATAGCCCAGCCCCCTCAACTGGCGCACGAACGATTCAAAGGTTTTGCCCTTGCGTGCAGGGTCTGGCCTGGCCGTGCCATCCTCACCCACGATCAACGGCCCCCAGGTCTGGAATTCCTCCACGTTCTCCAGCATCAGCACGCGGGGCTTGCACACGGCCGCCCAGCGCATACCCACCCAGGCCAGGCCGCGAATGCGCTTGTTCACAGGCGTGCCGCCCTTGGCCTTGCTGAAATGCTTGCAGTCAGGAGACAGCCACACCAGGGCCACCGGCTGGTTGCCTGTCACCTCGGCGGGCTTCACATCCCACACGCTTTCGCACAGGTGCTTGGTATGCGGGTGATTCGCCGCATGCATGGCCAGCGCTTCAGGATCGTGGTTGATGGCGATATCCACCGGGCGGCCAAATGCGGCTTCCAGCCCGGTGCTTGTGCCACCGCCGCCCGCGAAGTTGTCAATGATCAGCTCGCCGGGAAACGACAGGGGCAAGGAAAAGGCGTCTCGCTTCATTTTGCTCAGTCCTTTCGCTCAACGCGCAGAACGGCCTTGCCAGTCACATGGCGTGCCTTTTCGGCAGCGTCTTCGCTGCTCGCGGCTTTGAGGTGGATGCTGTCCACCAGCTTGCTGCCCGCTTCACCCTCCAAATCCCAGGCGCTGGCGGTACGGGGATAAACGAAGGCGCGGTAGCTGCGCATGGGTTGGATTTCGGTGGTGTGTCGCATGGTGTTGGTCTTTCGGTTGGTTCAGGCAACCAGGCGCAGTTGGTTGGGGTTTTCGTCGGGGTTGGCCACGGCTTCGGCCTTGGGCTTGCGGCGGCGCTTGGCCTTGGCCGCTTCGGTGGCCAGGCGCTCGCGCTCGGCCGCAAAGACTGCGGCCAGGTGGCTGGCGTCGTGGCCGGTGCCCACATAGGTGCCGGTCTTGCGCTGGTAGGTGTGCGTGCGGGGATCAGTGCGTTTTGCATTCATGGCTGCTGCTCCTTTGGTTGCTGGGTGGTGGTGGAAAAATCGGCGCGCTTTAGGCGCGGGTGGGTCAGGCCGGCGATAAGGCCGACAAGCAGACGCTCATCGGTGTCGGCAATCTCCAAAATCTCGCGCTTCATGGCCTGGCGGGCTTCGGGGCCGTCCTGCATGTCGTCGCACACGCGGCGGCCTGCATCCAGGGCCTGCTGCAGCATTGGGCTGACGGCGCGCATGCGGCGGCCCGCCTGGGTGGTTTTGGCGGTGGTGGTTTTCACTGCTGGGCCTCCATTTGCCGTAGGCGGCGGAAGTAGTCCAAGGTTTCCTGGGGATAGGTGGGCGCTTTTTCGCGCTCGCTGACGCCCAAAATGGTCCGGCGCAGCTCGCCGGTGATGCGGGCCGTACAGTTATTGAAACCAGTCCAAGCGCGCGCCTGCGGCACGCGGGCACCTGCCATGCCAGTGCCCTGCGCTTGTTCTGCTGCATCGCCGTTTTTGGCGGCGTCTAAGTCATGGGATGCATGCGTGCTGGACTCACCAGCAACGGGCACCCAGGCAATGCGGCGGCTCACCAGCCAGCGGCCCGACATGCGGCCCTTGCGCGGCGTCAGGCCGACGATGCGACCCACCTTTACTTCTTCGCCGTATTTGTTCACCTGGCCGTCTTCGACCATGCGATTGACGGTTTTCAGGTGCCAGTCATCGCGGCGGCGGGCGTGGCCGCCCATGGCCTCCATGAACACGCGCCAATCAGCCTTGATATCGCCATGGCGGTGGCAGGCGCGGTATGCGCGCATGGTCAACTGGTCACCTTCTTTGGCGAACAGCTCCAGCTGGTCATGGCTGACGCGGCGCAGCTCGCGCCAGGCCGTCACACTCGGCATGCCAATGGTTTGGAACTGGCGAATACCCCAGCAGGCAGCCCATGCGTCCACGCGCTGGTGGCCCTGGCTTTCTTCGGCGCCGAAGTCCATTACGACCTGTTCGCCGCTTACTAGGTCTTGGTGGTCTGCTAACGCAATGTGGCCCACGCTCTTGGCGATGTACTTAGCCACATAGCCCGCCGCACCGCCCTTTTCCATGCGCTTGATGCACACCCGGTACTCTTGAGCGCCGCGCTCGTTTCCGTCTTCCTTGAGCCAGTAGCGGCGCAGCGTGCTTTCGAGCTGCTGCGCATCTTCCAGGGATTCAGTCCACAGCAAGGCATGCCAATGTGGTGTGCCGTCGTGGTGCGGCTCTGCCACGCGCAAACCATAAATCTTGATGCCCTTGCGGCCCAGCTGGGCACGGGCCTTGCCCCAGGTATTGCAAAGCCACTTTTGGCCATCGCGCGGCGTGGCGCCCTGGTACTTTTCGTTGGGCCTGGTCTTGCCACCACTGAATGCCACGGGGTGGTACTTGCTGGGCAGCGTCAGGGTGATGAATAGACCGAAGTGGCCATGGCTGTCGGCGTATTCCTCAGCCCCGCGAATACGGGTCATCAGCTCGCCGCCGCGCACAGCAGGGTTAGCGGTGCCTAGCGCAGCCAACTCGGCCAGCGTATACACCTGGCCCGCCTCATTGCGGTACAGGCTGCGAGTCAGCACATCGATGTTGCGCTTGATCTGGGCTTGGCGGCGCTGCAGGCCGTCGTGGCTGATGTAACGGCCCCTGGCCACATTGACCAGGCCCAGGCGGATGGCGCCGGCCTCCACCACGCGCGCCACATGACGGCGCAGCCTTTTGCGCCACCATGCGCCATCACAGGCCCGCTCCATTGCAGCCGCCACCTTCTTTTCCCAATCCTCCTGCGTGTCCGAATGCTTGAACTTGAAGAGGCTGTCAAGGTCTTCATCAGACAGCGCCCCCGTGCCGCGCAGCATCACCAGCAGCGCCTGATATTGCTCATAGGCGCCGGTGGCCATGCCGGCAGCCTGGCAGCTGGCCAGGAACTCACCAACGGCGCCCGATAGGCGCTTGGCCCAGGTGCAGATCTCAAAGTCGCTGAGATTCAGGCGGGATGCATTCCCATAGCGCGCATCAAATCCAGCGATCTGCTGCAGCTTGTCCCAGGCCTGCGCCCACTCGGGCGGCGCCTCTAGGCTTTCGTCCACCAACATGCCGCCGCCCAGCTGGGAGCGGATAGCCTGCTGCCAGCTCTCCGGCGCAGCCTCCAACACACGCTGCAAATGGTGTTGCACCATCTGCATGCGCGGCTTGTTGGCCTCCCAGTCAGAGAGGCCAGCAGTCGGCAGGGTGCGCAGGATAGCGGGCATGGTGCGCTTACTCCACCGTGCGCAAGGTCAGCGCGTGCAGGCGGCCAAAAAGGGTTTTGGCTTCGCGGATGATGAACTTGACCGCTTCGCGCTCGGCGGGCGGAATCTCCTGCCAGCTGCGGCCAGCCAGGTAGTCGATGGTTTCCATGTTGCCCATGCCGCCCGCCATCATCAGGATGACGCGCCAGGACACGGGGATGCTGGCCCACTCGGCGTGGTCGGCGCCGGCGTACATGCCCCGGCTGGCCTTCTCCACAAAGAAGTCCCGGTTCTTCATGAAACGCGCACGCTCACGCCGTGGAATGCCCTTTTCAGGCGGGCCGACGAATTCAGCGCGCGCAGGCGCCTTGGGGAACAGGTCAAGCTCTGGCGCCAGGCATTGCAGCTGCGGCACATCACGCACGGGCAGCTTGCGCAAGCCATAGGGCAATGCGGCGGCTACTGCGTTGGCTTCGGCCTTGTCTTGCTTCATCCCGCAGACCTCAAGCCAAATACACCGTGCAGCCGCCGCGCAGGCAACCAATGCGCTCCAGGTAATCGAATGCGCGGTCGTAGGCGGCACCAATGCCGGTAGCCAGAATGCAGCGGGCCTTTTGCTCGCCGTCTTTTAGGTAGGTCATTTGGAAGGTACGCATTTGCTGATCCAAGGTTTTTTTGGGCAAAAAAGCCCCTGCCAGACCCGCAGGCCTTGCAAAAATTGATTGGTTTGGGTGTGTGGTGGTGGCCGCTATTGAGCGGCTCTGGCGCTAGCTGCTAGCGCCTGCAGGCTTGTCGCCCGCAAACAGATCGCCGGTCACCGGCTGGGTGTACAGCGCGTCATGGGCGGCCTCGCCTGCGTTGTCGAGTACCACACGCATCATTTCGCGGCGCACATGGGTGGACAGCGGCAGATTTACGGTGGGGTCAGGCGTGGCGCTGGGGCTCAGCGTGCGCACAATCTCGGTGGTGGCCACAAAGGTGTGGCCGCATTCCACGTTGGTGCATTGGTAGATGGTTTCGCGCATCGTGGCGCTGACTGGCTTGCTGGTGCGGATTTCGCACGTTGCCTTGCAGTGGGGGCACTCCATGCGGGTGCCCTCCATGCGCAGGCGGCGGCCCGTGTGGTTGCCGCGCGGCTTGCGCAGCTCGGCCTTTTTCAGCTCCGCATTGTGCAATGCCTTTTGTTCTGCTGTGGTGTGCATCATGGTGTGCCTTTGTGCAGTCGATATAGCCACTTTTGAGCCGCTCAATAGCCGCTCACTGCTTGGCAAAGAATTGCACCTGGCCGCGCTGCTGCTTGTACTGCTGCAGGCCCAGCAGGTAGACAAAGCGCAGGAACGGCGCGGCATGCTCCAGGCCCAGGCTGTGGGCCATTTCCATGGCCTTCTGCTGCTCGGACGGGAAGATGCGCAGGCCGGCCAGCACGTTGGGGTACTTGGCCGCCTCGCCGGCAGGCTTAGCGTCCACGCGGCTGCCGAAGAAGTACTGCAGCTGATCCTCTTGGGCCTGCAGCTGCTGCCAGCCCATCAAGAACACGGTGCGCAGGAAAAAGCCCCGGTTCCAGCACTTGGCACCCGCCAGCGCGTCGGCCTCCTGCATTTCTTTATCAAACAGGCGCATGCTGGCCAGCTTCTTGATTGGCCGCGCTGCCTTGGCCACCAATGCGCCTGGCTTGCGGCTGCGCGCCAGTTGCGTCAGGCGCTCACGTTGGATTGTTGCTGTTGTCATCTGCGCTCCCGGCTTTTGCCGTTGTGTTGTTGATTGCCAGCTGCGGGCCTGGCCGCTTACCGGTCATGGCCGCCACCATGGCGTCTAACTGCCTGCGGTTGAGCTGCTCTATAGCCGCTTCAATGCTTGGCAGCTGCATCGCCTGGCGGTACAGCTCCAGCTTTGCCAGCTGGTCTTTGCTGTAGCCGATCTGCTCGATGGAAAGCTGCATGGGTCATTGCCGCTTGTTTTGTGCGGGTGCCGCCAATTAGCAGGCGGCGCCGGCGCTATGTTGGGGCGAAACATCGCCCAGGCCCAATGCCTGCAGCTCGTTATCCACCCGGCGCATGGTCATGTCGTAGACCAGCGTTGCTGGTTCAGTTTTCAGGCGCTGGGCCATTGCTTCCAACATGGCCCAGTCCTCTGGGCGGAATCGCACGGTCTTCTTGGCCGTGCGTGCGTGATCCGGGTTCTTGTATGCCATTTGCCAAGCCTCCCCGCCTACGGCGGTGTCGTGTACGATTTGTGGTTACTCGGAGTTACTGCGCCGCATTGGGCCAAGGGATTGCAGAAGCCTGCACCGCTTCATTCGTCCGCGCCTTCTCGCACGCAACCGCCATGCCGTACTGCAGTGCGGTAAACCAATCGTCATCCAAAGGGGAAACAACACCATGCACACACAGCGCATCAAAGGGGTAGAGGCGCTCGCCATCGACAAGAAAGTACTGGCCATCACAAAAAAGCATGCCAGTCCGTGGGACGCTGGAAGCAGCTACCGTATTGCGCTGCGCAATGGCAGCGGCGTCATCTGCCGCACCATCGACATGGATTCTTTTGGCATCTACTTTGGTATTCGTGAGGACTTGCTCGCCCTTGGGCTGCTTGATGAGGTAGTTCCAAACGGCAAGGTAGATGGCTTTGACGCTGTTCTTAGCCTCCCCGCGCAAGTCAGCCCCCGTGAAGCCAGCGTCGGCAGCGGCACGTTGAACCAGGGATGAAATTTTCTTGCGGACTTCGCCGCGTTCAGCACGAAGCTGCTTTAGGTCGCTGTCGCGAGTTGATGCGTTTGTGTTCATTTGCCAAGCCTCCCCGCCTACGGCGGTGTCGTGTACCATCCCCAGAAGGGACGTAATTTGGTGTTACGGCTGCATGATATTTCTAAATTTAGAAATTGGCAAGAAATTTATGGAATCTAGCAATGATGATTACGATATTTCGTCCATTAAGACGGAAATTGGTAATCGCTTGAGGGAGGAACGGGAGCTGCAGAACATGAAAGTGGCCGATCTGCAACGCCCCGGCCTATGGCCAGCGACCACCATCTACGGGTGGGAGAAGGGCATAGCGACTCCGAAAGCCGAATACCTCGGCCACCTCCAGAATCTGGGATTTGATGTTGCGTACATCATCACTGGCAAGCGCACAAAGAACACATCTTCCCAAATTCAGGACGTATTGGCCCTTAGGCGCCCCGGGCTCACAGGCCCCGCACCCACCCCCGCCCATTCAGAAGACACGCTATATGTGCCTCTTCTCAGCGCCACCGGAAGCATGGGCCCAGGCAGCGAAGCACTGGCTGCCGATGTGGTGATGGGAGATGTGCCCGTGTCCCTGACTTGGGTGCAGATGAACCTCCCGCGCAGCCGGCCCGAGGCATTGCGCTTAGTGCATGCCTACGGGGATAGCATGCGCGGTACCCTGGAAAGCGGTGACTTTGCCCTTGTGGACACCGATATTCACTCGGTTGATGCCGATGGGGTGTATGTCCTAGAAGCGCATCAGCGCTTGTTCATCAAGCGAGTGAGACAGCGGATTGACGGCAGGTACGAGATCAGCAGCGACAACCCGGCGATCAAGCAGACCGACATTCTGAACGGCGGCCACGAAGTGCGGATCTGCGGCATGGTGGTGTATGGGTGGAACGGTCGGCGGTTTTAAGGGATAGCAATGGGTGAAGCAAGAAGAAAGAGGCTTACAAGCCATACCGGGAGCTGTGGTGCTGCTTCTCTTGATGTTGAGTAGAGCTGCCATCAGATCAAAACTTGAGCCTATGGCGCGAGGCTTGAAGACGGTGCGTTGAAGATGCTGCATGCAGGGATATTGGCACCATCGCACCATTTTTGGACTACTGGCCTACTGTGGCTGAGCTATAGACATTTTCACCATTAACGGACATGTATGAGCAATGAATCCAATCCCGTCGACGCGCTAGGAGGCGCACTAGGCAAGCTGGCTGACCTAGTGGAAGGCCTAACGACAACAAGCCTGTCCATCAACGTTGCACTGGCTAAAACGCTGCTCGATAAAGGCCTCATAACGTCGGAAGACTTTCATCGCAACATTGACCTCAGTCGCAAAATCTATCAAGACGGCAAGCCTAACGACTTCTCAGATTTGCTCATCAATTCAGTGAAGGGGCTCACGAACAATGACAAATAACGTGTTCTCCGCAGACTTCCAGAAGATCCGCAACTCCTTGCCTTCGGGCACCGAGCCCCCAGATAATGGAGATATGGAACAACGTGTCGCAAAACTTGAATCCCTCGCTGAGAAGATTGGCGAACGCCTCACGACAATCGAAGCAAGATTGACGCGGATCGAGCTGAAGCAGGATGAATTTGCCAGGCACTATGCAACGAAGGCGGATATCGAAAGCGTGAGAACCGCTGTGGAAGGCGTGAAAGCTACTGTTGCAACATCCACATCTTCGATCATCAAATGGACAGTTGGGGCCGTTGTTGCAAGTCAACTGATTCCGGTGCTTGGCACTTGGCTCCCGAAGATACTGGGGCCTGGACACTAGCTCCACACTTTTGCAATTTAAGCCACCGAAAGGTGGCTTTTTCTTGCTCCGCTATTCCCCATCTTCCGGGAGATCATCGGGGTCAGTAGTCCGCGTCGGAGCTTCATCTTCCCCGTTCCGCTCCATCTCCAGCTTGGTGGTAAAGCCGCCATCGCCGCCCAGCTCGCTGGTCACCGTTTTGATCAGCCAATCTTCGCCATCGATCTCGGGTTTAAAGCCGCTGACCTTGACGGGCGTCTGCACCGCCAGCGACGGCTGGCCGATGGCTAGGCTGATCTGCAGCGTAGCCTTGCCGCGCACAATGCGGCCCATCTCTGCCTGCGCAGCGGCCAGGGCGTCGGCCTCGGTGGCGTAGGTGTCTTTGAGCGTTTTCAGGTTGGTTTCGGTGCCCGCGACAGAGGCCCGGCGCTGGCTTTTTTTGGTGTCTCCCCAGTAGGCCCGCACGCCGCTGTAGCTGTCTCGCTCGGAACTGTTGTAGCTGTGCTGGTCGCCGGCGCGGCGGTTCAGCACTACGGCGGGCATGGCCTTGCCGCTGGCGGTCGCTGCGCCGTTGATCGGCAGGAACAGCAGCACGCCCTTTTTGACCGTGGCCACGGCGTCGTGCTGGCGGCCAATGCGGGTCAGAAAATGCACCGGGCTTTCGTTGGTCTGGTCGATGTGCTGCACGCGCTTGCTGGTCAGGCTTGCACCCACCTTGGCCTCCATCCCGTTGGCCTTAGCAATGTCTTGCACGATCTGGCCCAGGGTGGTGTCGTGCCAGCTGCTGCTGGTGCGGCTGCGCAGGCCCTTGCCCAGGTTGGCACTGCGGGCGCGGATGTTCAGCACATCGGGCGTGCCGTTGTGGCTGATTTCGTCCACGGTAAATTCACCCTTATCCACCAGGCCGTGGCCCACCCAACCCCAGCGCAGCGCCACGATGGCGCCCTTTGGGGGAATGGCCAGCTTTCCGTCATGGTCGCTCAGCTCCACATCGAGCTGGTCGGCTTCTTCGCCCCGGCTCTCTGTCAACGCAATGCGGATCAAGCGCCCGTTGATCTTTGGCGTTATGTCCCTTCCGTTGATGGTAAGCAGGTAGGTGGGCTGGCGGTAGTCGTTGCCAGCATCCAGCGCTTCCGGTGGGGTTGTCTCTGCCATTGCTTACCACTCCCCATCGCCATTTAGCCACCAGTCCCAGGGATCGCCGGCATACCAATCGTTATCTCCAGCGCCGCTGTCTGGGCCGGTGTCCAAGCCGCCAGACGGATCAACCTGCTGTGCATCCACGCGGGCCAGCGATAGCGTGAACTCCACCTTGCGCGCGGCACCTTCGCGGATGAAGACGGTTCGAGTGGTGTTTATGCTCTCGATTATCCAAGCGCCCATGGCATCGTTGCCAGTGAACAGGTTGTAAGCCATGCCTGCGTCAGCCATATCGGCCAGGCGGTCAAGGGCCTTGCGGTCGCCCATGAACTCGGGCACCTGCAGGCCGGTCAATGTGATCTTGTCATCGCCTGGTCCGACATACTGGCGCGCGGGCCGGTCGCCTACCCGGCTGCTGCTGGGGTGGCGCCATTCCTGGCTGCGCTGCAGTTCGATGTAGGCCAGGGTCGAGAGGCCAAATACAAATTGGCCAAGGGCTGCCATCATGGTTCTCTGTTCCTAGTTGGTGTCGTAGAGCGCGCTACCCATGCGTGCAGCTTTCGCGCGGTTTTGACGGTCGATTTCAAAACTCACAGCCCGGGCCACAGCTTTTTCATCCATCCCAGGCGCCGCCGTCACGCTGATGTTATTGGTGGTGGTAATGGTTGGCCCAGCCGTGGCCGCAACCGGTGCCATCGTCAGCATGGGGGCCATCGTTGCATCACCCGCACCGGGGCGAAGCGTATCCATGCCTGGTTTGCCCAGCGCATCATGCGGCGTCCATTTGCGATAGCCAGGCTCGGTGCCTTCTTCACTGCTGAAAAGCCCCACCACCGCTGATTTGGCTGCGTGGTAGGCCTTGAGCACCATGGACTTGACGAACTCATACATTCCCAAGGTGGCGGCATTCAAGCCCCACTCCAAGGCTGCGCCAATCTCCTTTGCAAGGCTCCACCATTCGCCAGCTTTGAAATACTCCTTTATCTTGTCCCAGTGCGCATAGACACCAGCGGCCACGCCGGCTATGCCCAGAACAATTGCGGTCAGCGGGTTGGCCCTGGCAAAGGCAAACACCAGTTTGAATAGGCCACCCAACCCCGCCTTGAACACAGCCACAATGCCGCCCATCGTGCGCAAGGAACCAAACGCGGCCACAGCGCGCGCGCTCATAGTGGTGAGCAAGCCGACAACGCCCAATTTTCGGAAAGTCTGCCAACCTGCCACCATCCCTGCGACACCGCGTGCGACTACACCGACACCGGCCCCGGCCTTGCCACCCGCTGCAGCGACACCCAACAGGTTGAGAGCGAACCGGGCTGATAAGAAGCGCAACATCATCATCGGCCCGAGCAACGCGATCAGGCCCATCCCCAAAGCGCCACCGACCGTGAGAACCGTCGCCAAACCGGCTGCAATCAGCATCAGCGTTTTAACGAGACGAGGATTCTCCACCACCCAGTCTTTAGTGGCCGCAGCCAAGGCGCCCAGCCAATTGAGCATGGCCTTGATTTCCGGGGCAATGCTTGCGCCAAGTTCCTTCAGCAGATTGCTGTAGGCGCCGCCTGCGGCATCAGCTACATTTTTCAGCGTGGACAGCTGCTCATTGACGCGCTTTTGCAGGTCAGCTTGCTCCTGCATCTTCTGCACGGTTTGCTTGTATCCATCCAGGTTGTCATTGATCCATTTGGTCAATACCCGATTGGTTTCAGCGTCGTCTCCCCAAAGCTCATTGATGACTTCCCCCCGCGTTTGCATGGAAAGTCCGCGCAGCTTGTCGAGCTGAGCAAACAGCTTCTCCATGCCACCAAACTCACCTTTGCCATTCGTAAAGTCCAGGCTGAACCCGGCCCGGGCTTTCTTCAAGGCTTCGTTCGCCTTGCCGACCTTCTTCTTGCTCATGGCACGGTCGTAGATCTTGCGGACGGCATTGCCGACCGATCCGCCGTCTTCCATACCCGCCTGATTCATCATCACGGCCATGGGTGCCAGCATGCGCATCGCCTCAGCGCCCTGCACTTTCATCACATCCATCACGGGTGCTGCGTTACCCATTGCTGACTGCATGAACGACATATCGGCGCCCAAGTAGTTGGCGCGCTGCATGAGGTCAGCAACCTCCGGCATTTCCTTTTCAGTTGCACGCAGAGAATCTTGCATCTTGGCCATCTTGGCTGCGGCCTCTTCCGGAGCTACTTGCAGCAGCACCCCCAGATTCGCCGCAGCCTCGCCAAGGCCGCCCAGCACTGCCTGCGCGCTCATACCCTCTTTTCGCAGCACAGTGAACATCTTGATGAAATCTGCGGTCGTGCCCGGCAACCTATCGCCCAGCTTGTTGGCCAACCCCAAAATCTGCTCGTACTCAGGCACAACGCTGCCTTCTGCCTGCATGAACGAGACTTTCAGCTGGGACTGTGCATCCTCTGCATCAGCATAGGTGTTTACCGCCGGTATCAAGGTGGACTTGATCTTTTGGCCGGCCATCATCCCGCCTGCAGCAGTGGCACCCCACATGCCCATTTTTGTCATGGTCGTGGCGTGCTTATCCCGAAGCGCAGCTAGCCGTTCTTCGACTTGTCGCTGTTGTTCAAACTTACGCTTTTGCGCGTCCAACTGGGTATTGGTGGCTGCGATATCGCTGGCCAGCTTGGTTTGCGCAAGAGAGACCTTTCCCAGCCCCAATGCATTTACCTCAGAGCGCAGACGCATCACGGCCGCGCGCTGGCGTTCATAGGCCGCCGCTTGCTGGGCAATTTCTCGCTGCTTGTCGGCAATCTGCTTTTTGTTAGCTATGCCCTGCGCACGCATGGCGGCAATCTGCTCGTTAAGGACGCGCAGCTTATCGCGCTCCTGAGTAAGCCCGGGCTTGGAGTTCTCCAGCTTTTGGACCAGCCGCTGCTGCGATTGCAGTCGCTTCAAAGCTGCTTCAGTGTCACCGATTGCGCTGGATGTAGCCTTGCTACCCACAGCGATTTTGCGCAATGGCCCGGTAACCTTATCGACTGCAGCTAGCAGGACTTCTAAACGCAGCTTATCAACCATGACGCCCCCGTGGCGCCATGCCGCTAATTACTACTTGCTGTGTGTCACGCGGTCGAAATCGCGCAGCAGCGCGTCGATGCGCTCGGCTTCGGCCATATCGCGCAGCCGTTGCTGCGAAGTTTCGGCAGCATCGGACTGGGATGGCGCGTGATAACCATTGGCGCGCATTATGCGATTCATCACCGCGCCCCCGGCTAAGCCCGAGAAGTACATAAACATAAAGGCACCGCCGAGCAACACCAAGATGCCCAGCACTGCCAATGTAAATATGATGAATCCGCTCATAGCGTGGCATCTTAACCCTTTCTCTCTGGCGGTGCTTTGATAGCGTTGTGCCGCTCCACCGCCAAACGCCGCCAGTTCAGCAGCTCCCCCAACTCCATTTGCTCCAACTGATCTAGCGGCCAATGAAACAAAAACGCTATATCGGCTATGGCGTCCTCTACGCTAGGGGTAGATCCATGGCCGACTTCGGCACCAAAAAACCGGCCACCCCCATAGCGCAAGCCACCAGGTCAGCCGGGTCAAGGTTGTCGATATCGGGCTTGGTGAGGGTAGGCACCGTGATGCGCGGCAGCAATTTGGTCAGCGCATCCACATCCATCTCCAGCACTTGGGGGATTTGCAGGCCACGCAGGTCAGCGGTGCGCGGTTTCATCAATTGAATGGAGGCAATGAGTGTTTCTCCGCGCTTAACAGGCTCCTGCAGCACGACGGTAGCGCACTTGCGGCCATTGATAGTGGTTTCGATTTGCTCAGCTGTTTGCATGTTCTTCTCCGGGTTATCAAAAAGACAGCGGGCGCACGGGTTGATGCGCGGCCCGCTGTTGGAACTGGGCAGCCCCGTACAGAGGCACGCCCAGCAGCTTGGCAAAGCTGCGTAGGGTTGCGGGCTTAGATACCCAGCGCCGCGCGTGTGGCAGCCAGGTTATCCACGCCGTCAATGATCTCGACCATGTTCACAAAGTCGATTTCGACAATGGTCTGGCCGTTGAGCACTTCCTTGTAGTAGCTCAGTTCCATCTTGTAGGTGTGCTCGGTGGCCTCGCCTACCTTGGCAGAGCCTTTGTCGATTTCGCTGATACGACCGCGTGCAACGACTTCCACCACATCCACTTGACCGGTATCTTCGTTGTCCAGCGAACCGGCAAAGCGGATCATCGCGGCGTCATGGCGCACGGCGCCAAATCCGCTGTGGCTGCCATCAGCCCAGCCGGCCATCTTGTATTCCATGGACAAGGCTTCCATGCCGAAGTCTTGTTTGACAGGGCCGCCCATGCCACCGGCTTGATAGTCCTCCATCTTGCGGGTGAGTACCGGAAGAGTGACCTCGGGAGCCTGGCCCTGGTAGCTGATACCGTCTTTGAAGACGATGAAGTTTTTGAGTTTGCGTGGCAGTGCCATGGTGTTGCTTCCTTATGCGTGGTGGCCTTGTGGGTGCGCTTACAGGCCCGTGGCCACGCGCTGGGCGAAGTCGCCCCAATACTTGTCAGTAATGCGCTGGATAAAGCCCAAGTCTTCAAGCGGTGGGATTGGGGTGTAGTCGTAGTCGATAGTGAGCTTTCCGAACTTGAGGGTCTCGGTGGCGTTCACCTCGGTATCGAGCCACGCAGAGCCGCCCAAGATGTAGCCCCCACTCCGGAGGCTGCGCAGGCGGCTATTGATGCCTTCGATGATGTCTTTGGCCAGGCTAGGGTGCATGGGCTTGTCCACCGCCCAGAAATGGCCCTCTGCCATGGTGTCGGCCAGCACATGTGCAGTGCGCACCGCGCTTTCAAAGGTGAATTCGGGTTCAATCGAGCAGGTGCGGCTGCCCCACAGGCGATAGCCATCCTGCGCGATCCAGGTAGTCACCTTGCCTTCGTTGAGCAGGTCGGTATCGGTGGCCGTGCTTTGCAGGTCAAAGAAGACAGCATGCTCCAGGCCAGTGATGCCGTTGAGCGGCACATTGGAGATGGTCTTTTGCCAGCCTTGCTCGGTGTCGATCTTGGCGCGGCCACCGAGCGCAAATGCCACAGCAGGCACCACTACGTTGGCCTTGGCGGTCGAGTCCCAGCGCATCACGTTGGGCCAGATCAGCATGGTTTCGCGCTTGCCGAAACCGTCCGCATATTCGAGCGCTTCGCTCACATCCTGGCAGCCATCGCAATACACATAGGCCATGGCGCGCAGCTTCTCAGCGGCTGCGGTCAGCGCCTCGGCCACAGGCTTGGTGTCCAGGCCCGGTGCGCCCAGGATGCGCGGTTTTACCTTGAGCTGGGACTGCGCATCGAGCAAAGCTTGAATGCCGGTGCGTTTGCCGTTGATGTAGTCGCCCACCACCTTGCTGGTCTGGTCTGCGGCCTTTTCTTCGTCGGTTTCGCCCACACCCTCGGCCACGCGCACCACGATGATGATGGGCCGCACTTGGTCGGCGATGATGGCCAGCGCCTGGGGCAGCGTGCCTTCGCTGCCGGCTGCTGCCTGGGCCTTGCTGATGCTGCTGAACAGCACAGGCTTGTCCAGCGGGAAAACAGCCGGGTCTGCATCGGGGCCGGTGGCCACCAGGCCAATGACCGCAGTCGATGGAATGCGCAATTCAGCGGTGCCGCCCGAGACTTCGACAACGCGCACGCCGTGGTGGTAATTGGCCAGGTTTCCTGTTGCCATATTCGGATACTCCAAAGGGTGAATGGGTGCGCAAGCCTGTGCATGGGCGCGCTTGATTTCTCTGTAGCCGTCAGTGTCTGCCGCGCGCGCGCGAAACTCCAGCAGCGGGCGCTGTGGCTGCGCCAGGCACAAAAAAACCCGCCTGGGCGGGTTGTGGGTTGGGTGGGAAGCGGGTCTAAATCTCGGCGGCCACCACGCGCAGGCCGGCAAAGCGCATCTGCTTTTCAGGGGGGAGGCCGCTGTTGATCATTTCCGCCGTGACGTTCCAGATCCGGGGCTCGGTCATCGTGATGGTGAACGTGGCGCGGCCCGCTTCAAACAGCACCCGCTTGGGGTACACGCGACCGTCCACGCTGGTGATAGGCATATCGAATGCCTCATTGACCGGGTAGAGCTGGCCGCCCACTTCCATGCGCACGGAGATGGCCAGCATAGCGCCCACCCTGGTGCGCACCTCGGCGAAGTTGTCTGCAATGATGGTGTGCGCATTGCTGCCTGCATCGGCGGTGATGTTCTCCACCACGATGGCCGGGCGCTGGTCGGCCTGGGCCACCACGGGCACCCACTTGCTGCCCGTCCACTTTTGGCCGATGCGCGTCTCACCCTGTTTCAGCAAGATTGCATTGGTAGGCAGCGGATCGAGCGCAAAAGGGTACTTACATTCCACGATGCATATCCCAACATCATTCGTAAATGCGTAAGAGGCTGCCATTATGAAAACTCCGTAACACTAAAACCAACAACCCAATTTGAGCCAGCTGTAACGTTTGATCCATAAGACGCCTCAACGCGGACAACCGTGCTGCTAATGAATCTGTACGTCAAATACGCAATGCCACCCTGAGAAATTAGAAGTCTTTGAGGCTGAATAAATGCCTTATTGACATTAACAGCACCAATCGGAATATCGGCATATATAACGCCGCCCGCGCCTCCGTTTCCATTGAGCCAAATCACCGTGGGTAAAACGGTATAGCTCTGCCTAACAATGCCACCTACCGCCGAAGTCACATGGCTTTTAACGTTGTCGCGTGCGGCATTTGTCGTGGCATTCACGTTGTCGCGCGCGCTGGTAACGTCCGTGCGAATGGTGTTGGCGGTGGTCTGCACCCCCGCGATGTTGGTCAGCGCAGTGCCCAGGCTTGTGGCCAACTCGCCCAGCTTTGCAAGGGATTGGGCCAATAAAGAAGTGCTCATACTCCCTCCTCTGTTGCGGTGGTGCTTTCCAGCCGCCCATTGTTGTAGGTCATGGTTTCGGTGCGCTTGCGCCCGTCATAGGTGGTGACCACGGTTTTGACGTTCCCGGCAGCGTCATAGCTGATGACCGTCACCGCTTGCTTGGCGTCCAGCATTTCAGTCACCACCGACACGCGCCCGCTGGTGTCATAGGCAATGCTGGTGGTGCTGGGCCCGTTGGCCGGGCCCAGCTTCAAATCAGCGCGCGCCAAGGTGATGTTGACGCCCGCTTTCCCATTGACCGACTGCACGCGCGCGGCGCCCATGTCGTTGATGGCCTTCTGCAGCGCATCTAGCGCGCCGTCTACCGCCTGCGCCTCGGCCTTGGTGTCGATCAGCTCGCGCAGGTCATTGAGCGCGTTGTCAACGGCGCGGCCCAGCGCCCGCAGGCGCTCCACATCCACTTCCAGCGGGTTGCCCGCGTAGGGCAACTCCAGCCCGAAGTAGTCTGTAATGTCGTCTTGGATTGCCATGGCCAAACCCTTACAGAATCACTGCGCGCAGGTTGCGCACCTTGGGTCGGGCATTGGTGTTGCCCAACAACTGCAGGCGCACGCGCAGCGCAGCACCTGCCAGCCCGGTCTTTTTGTGGGTCAGCTCCACATTGCCAGCCGTCTGCGCGCTGCTGCTTTCAAAAGGCACATCTACCCAGGTTGCGCCGTTGTCGGTGCTGCAGGCCACCTTCACGGATGAACCCGCTGGCAAGCTGGCCTCAAAAATCACCGTAATGGCGTTGCCCCCTGCCAGCTGCACCGCAGGCGTGATGTAAGTTCCTTGGGTCAGCAAGCTGCCCACCACCAGCACGGTGCCTTGCTCCAGCACCGGGGCCAGGCCATTGGCGGCGCGGCGCAAGGTGGCCTCAACCTGCACGGCGCCAGTGTGTGGCGCAGCCAGCTGGATGGGTTGCGCCACATCCACGTCGTGGGTGGCTTTGACGGCGCCTTGATCGTCCAGCAGCTTGAGCTGGTAGGTCACCTGGGCATCGGGCGCCGGCTGAATGGCGCCCGCATTCACCGTCAGATTGGTGGCGTTCACTACTGGCTGCTGCCCCACCACAAAGGTCTCTGCCGTCTGCTTGTACTGCACGGCAAGCAGCTCAAAGCGCAAGAACCGGTTGGAGTATTTGGTCACCACCCCCGATTCGTTCGTGTGCGAGAGCGCACCAATCTCTGCAGGCGGCTGCGTAACATAGCCGCCCGCCTGGTTGACCTCACCCACCTGCGCCACATAGGGCGCGGTGTCGGTATCGGCAGCGCTGATGCTCAGGGCATAGGGCACGCCGGCCTGCATCAGCACGGGGGCAGGCCAGGATACAGGGGTAGCGCCCACGGTGTTGATCTGGTCGGGTTCCAGCCGCACGGTGGCCAGCTCGTTTTTGGGCAAACCCTTTTCATCGGCCCGGCTGATGCTGACAAGCACGGCCTGACCCTTTCGTGCAAAGAAAAGGTTGGCACCAGCAGACTGCCAGGTAGTAGGTGGGTTGATGGCTTGGGTCAGGACGTTATAAGACATAGTTCACCGTTTCGATGCCTACACCGGCAGTAATAAAGTTGCCGCTGTACAGGTAATAGAGTTGCAGTTTCAATGTGGCCGATCCCGTGTAACTGGCTTCGCCATAGCTTCCGTTGTCTCCTTCGATGCGCACGCGCTTGGTGCCCACGGTGATGCCCTTTGGCACCTTGAAGCTGCCCTCCACCACCCCTTGCGCATTGGCCGATGGCGTTTGGCCCTGGGCGTTTTTGAATGCCACAGGCTGGCCGTCAAAAGTGGCCGACTTGACCGGCTCCAGCGGATCAAAGCCGGTGAGCGTCACACCCACATCGATCTCACGCAGGTAGAGATCGCTGGTATCGACCAGCGATTTATCAAAGGTCTTGTCAAACTCGGCCTGCACGCTGTTGGCCACCGTCTGGCCCGGGTTCCAGATCGGGTTGTAATGGAACTTCACGCCCTTGGGATATTGGCGCACGCCCGGCACTTCCCAGCGGTCAATGGGCGGCGCCAGGATGACAGACGCGGGCAGCTGGCCTACGCCAATGCTGGGGTTGATGGCCATGCTGCGGCTGTACGCTGCTTGGCGCAGGCCCGTCACGATATCGAAACCCATCGAATACGAGGTCTTGCCGTCATCGAGCAGATGGGCGCCAAAGTCCTCATACAGCTGCAGCGCGCCGTCGAGAATCTGCGCAGTCTGCTCGAGCCCCTGGTCGCGCATGCTGTCGTCGCGCATGGGGTCAGCAAAGTAGCCCTTTTTCAGGCCGCTGTAGCGCCCGTTCACATCCGTAGCCAAACGCAGCTCGGCCAAGTCCAGCTCGATATCGTCCATGCGGTTGGAATAGTTGGCGATGGTCTGCATGGGCACCATACGCCAGCTGTCGAGAATCAGGCGGCGTGTTTCCTGCATCCAGCTTTGGTACACGGTGGCTAGCAGCAGCTGGCCGTCAGGCACATCGGGCGGCACTGGCTGCCAGGTGGCAGGCACACCCTTGATAACGCTGTATACCCCCTGGTCATCCATTACCAGGCGGTCATAGCGGCGCATGGCAAATTCATAGTCCACGTAATGCACCGTGCCGTTGACCGGGTTCGCAATCTGGAACGTGGTGGGCGTTTGGTTCAGCACCGGCTCGATGCTGATGAATTCAAACTCCACCGTATACAGGTTGCCGGTCGCTGGCTCTGCGCCGCTAGGGCTCCAGTCCACCTGCCCCGCCGTCAGTTTGAAGTCGGCAGGCTCGTAATAGGTGGTTCCGCCCAGCTTGATGCTGTTGATCTTGACCACGCTGTTTTCGTTCAGCTGGTCAGCGCCACCCAGCACCGGCCCCCGGTTCACCTGCTGGGTTTTCTTGCGCTGCACGCGCACAGTGGCAGGCTTCAAAACCGGGTAACGGTCAAAGGTGATGGTCTGCAAGGCTTCACCGCTGGCGGCATGGGGCTCGCTCAGCACCTGCATGGTGTTGGGCACTGCGGCATAAACCACGGTTCTGTCAACTGGGCGAAACACAGCTATGCCGCCTACATGCGCTTCACCGGCCTTGACGGTGTAGATCTGGTTTCCGTCTTGGTCATCGACATGCATGAGAACGGTCATGCCGTCCACCACGTAGTTGCCGCCGCCAGTGCTCGCGATGTCGTAGTCCTTGATGGCGCCCATGATTGGGCTGTTGCTGCTGAGCGCCTCGCGGGGCTTGACCACCCCGTCTTCAATCGTCCACACGGGGAAGAAGTCGCCCGGCTGGTCTTGGCTGCCAGCCAGCCCCCAGCGCGCCACCATGCGCGTGCGGTCGGCACCTGGCTCGTTCTGCCCTTCACCTTCCACCGCTGGGTTGTAGAGGCGCGGGTCATCGACCGCCGTCACCGTCGTGGTTTCCAGGTAGATGCCCACATACTGGGTGCCCAGTACCGGCACTTCCACCAGCGCAGCGGCCACATCGTGGATGCGACCGGCAATGTAGATGCTCCCGGCCTCCATGGCGGCAATTCCGGTGGTCGCGCTCATGGCGCAGCGGGCTCCCTCACGAATATCGCCGTCGCTAAAAATGCCGTCTGCGATCCGGCGCAGCGCGTCCTGCTGCATGGCCTGGCTGTCGTTCAACTCGCGCGACTGCAGAATGCGGTCTGCATGGTGATCCACGCTGACAAAGCCGTCAGCTCGGCCAAAGGTTTTGTAAATGGTCATTGCTTGTCCCGGGATTTACAGAGGCAACACCGCTTCTTCGTAGGCCTTTTGGCCCTCGCGCGTTGCTTTGCTGCGGTAGGTCAGGTGGTAGATAAAGCCCGCGTCCTGCACCTGCTCGGGTTTCAGGTAGCGCTGACCCGCAGACACGCCAGCCTTGGCCACGGTGCCAAAGAACAGGCCGCATTCGCGGATCTCTTCGTTCAGGGCGTCATCGGTGGAAAACTCGGCGCGCAGGTACAGATATGGCGTGGGGTCGGCGCTGAATTTGTAGAACTGCTTGGCGTCCATCTCCACATCAAAATCAGCCTCGGTGGCGGGCACCACATAGCGCACGATGGTGGCCAGGCGCCGGCCCACCTCTGCCAGCAAGGTGGTGCGGTTGCTGGGCACGGCGGGCGGCGCCGGCCAGGCGCCATCACCCCGGCCCCACGCAAAGTGTGCGGGCATGGCGGCCAGGGCCTTGGCCAGGGCAATGCGGCCAGCATCTTGCAAAACGGCTGCTGTCATGGTGTGTTTTCCTCGGTGTATTTGGTTGCGATTTCAGACTCTTGCCAGGCGTGGCCATCCCAGAAGCCCGTCCAAGTGCGGGCGCGGATAGTGCGCGGCACCACGGCGCAATAGGTGTCCGCCCGTGCCAGCGCTGGCTGCGCGTTGCGGGCGGCGGCCGTGGTGGCATAGGCCCTGCCATAGACCGCTTGAGCGGGCAGCCGGGCATAGGCTGGGGTGTTGGGTGCTTCCACATTGGTGGCCAGCAGGCGCGGGGCCTTGCGCAAGCGCCGGTCAAGACGCCAAGAATCCAGGCGCAGCACATCCCTGCGGCGCGTGGTCAAGCTCCAGCCGATGGTGGCCAGCGTGCGCACCATGGCGTTGCGGGGGCGCTGGGCCACCGCGTTAAAAAACTGTCCCTGGCTGCCCAGGATGACTTCGCCGCCCACATCGATGGGCACACCGCTGTCGCTGTCGAGCATGCCGCTGTCCAGGCGCGGGCGGTTGTCCAGCCGGATGCGGCGCAGGTCATAGCGATGGAACAGGCGGTAAAACTTCACATGCAGCGGGATGCTGGCCCGCACCATGTAGGCGATGTGCTGCATATCTGCAATGGAGACTTCGCGGCCAGGGCTGATGTGCAAGCGCGCGCCGTCCTCTTCGATCCGCACGCCGGCGTAACCCAGCCAGCCCATGGCCCGCTTGACGGCGGCGGCGCTGCCGCGCTCGCGCAGCCATGGCAGGCCCTTGGCCAGCAGCTCGCGCGGATCGGCAAAGTAGCGGTCGAACTGGCTGAGCTGCCATTGAGCCGCTACCCAGGGCAGCAGCACATCAGGATCGGCGGCGGGCTCAGCCTGGTCGGCCAGGCTCCCCCAGTCGGCTGGAAAGTTGCCATCAATGGCGCGCTCGAGCAAGCTGGCATTGGGGGGCAGCACACTGCGGTGGCGCTGGGAGACTTTGGGGCCGGCCATGGCTATGCCACCCCCATGTCCACCAGCAGCACCTGGCCCAGGGTGGGGAAGTAGCCCACAGGAATGGCGGTCACTTCGGCAGGCGCGGTGCTGTCGGGGTATTCCACCCGCGTCACAACGCCTTCTACATGCAGCAGCGTGGTGATGTAGCTGCGCGCCACAGTGGCGCCCAGGTCGGCCATGCTGGCAAAGGCATCCTGCAGCCGGGTCTGCAGCAGTTGCTGCAGGTTGGCCGGGGCATTGCGGTTGCGGTAGATGTTGGCGGTGATGTTGACGGCCTTTGGCTGGGCCACGGTCACCGTGATGGGCACTCCCAGCATGCGCCCGGCATCGCTGTTCAGCACGGCAGTGACAGCCGCCAGCGTGGCGGCGGCCTGCGCCTGGTCTTGGCACCACAGCTGCAGCAGCACCTTGCCAGCCAGCGGGCTGGTGGCCATGGCTGCGCGCACGTTCAGGCTGGCGGTCATCGCTTGATACTCGTAGTACTCCCGCGTGCCCTGGCTGGCCAGGGCCGCAATGCGCAGCTGCACACGGGTGCGCAGCCGGGCGTCTGCCTCGCCATCCATGCGCGTGACGCCCACCAGGGCCGCGATGTGGTCGAGGTCGGCGCCCCTGGCAAAGGCCAGCAGGTGGGCACGGGCCGCATCGTTGACGCGCGCACGAAAAGCCGTTTCGCGCATGGCAAAGGCTTCCAGCAGCTTGGTGAGCGGCTCGCTCTCCAGGGCCAGTACATCGTCTACAGCGGGCAAGTGCGGGCGCAGCAGGTTGGCCAGGTCGGCTTTGCTGGTGGCCAGAATCGTTTCGCAGTTGAGGGCTTCGACTACGGCGGGCGCGGGCAGTGTGGCCAGGTCGATCATGCGGATGCCCCCCAAGCAATGGACACCGACAGGCGCAGCGGCTGGCTTGCGCCAAAGTCGCTGTTGTAGGTTCCCAAAATTTGATACTCGGCATAGCCGGGGCGGCTTGGGTCGCGCAGGCTTTTGATCTGCTTGACTTCAATGCGCGGCTCCCAGCGCATCAGCGCCGATTGGATGGCGGAGAAAACGCGGGTCTGCGCAATCAGGTTGTCGGGCTGGTCGACCAGCGCCTGCAGCAGGCTGCCATAGTCGCGGCGCATCACCCGGCTGCCGATGGGCGTAGTCAGGATGTCCATCACCGATTGGCGCAGGTGGCTGATGGCATCCATGCGGGTGCCGGTCTGGGCGTTCATCATGCTGGCACCGGACCTTCCGTCAATGCCTGGCCCTTTTGGACGCCCTTGTGCGGGTGGTTCACCAGGCTGATGCCCTGGGCGATCACATCGACGTTGGCAGTGATCTGGGCAGGGCCAATGCTCAGCGTGGTGCTACCGGCCTGCAGGGTGATGTTGTCCCCCTCCATGGTGATGCTGCAGCCCTCTGCCACTTCAAAGCGCACGCGCTTGTCCAGGTGCAGCAGGTGTTCACCCTTGGCGGTTTCGCTGTAGTCCTGTTTGCTGAACTGAGTGCGGCAGGTGTCTGCCTGCTTGCTGGGTGCGGCCATGCGGTCGCTGTACACGCCCAGCAGCACGCAGCCCTGGCCCATGTCGCCGCCCGTGGCTAGCACCATGCACTGCTCGCCCTTGACAGGCGGCCACCACTGGCTGCCCTTCTCGCCTGCGGCACGGCCTGTAAACCATGGCAGCCAATCGGTTTCGTTGTCGCCGGTCTTGACGCGGCAGCGCGCGGTGCCCAGGTCAACAGCCGCAATGGTGCCCAGGCGCGCCACGTTGGCGAGTTGGCGGGCAAGCTCTAGCGGGTTGGTGTCTGGGCTGGTGTTTGGGGGCATGCGGCCAGTGTCGGCCGCGCGCGCGCGGAAGGCCAGCAGCGGGCGCTGTGGCTGCGCCTCGCACATTTTTTGCAGCGGGTGGCCGCTACTTGCTCAGGTAGTCCAGCAGGTATTCGCGCAGCCAATCGGTGTCATCTTTGCTGATGCCGATCAGCTCGCGGGCTGGGTAGTCGTAGCTTGGGCCGCCAGGGTTCACCAGATCGGTTTCGCCATTGTGATGCACGCGGGCAATGCGCTGGGCGCGGCCCACGAACTCCACCACCGCCGCGTTGCCGCCCTCGCTGTGCGCCCGGATGTTGCGCTGCATGCGCAGCTTGGCGAACATGGGCTTGCGCTGCTGGGCCTGTTGGCGCACCTGGGCGCGCTTGCTGCGCAATGCGCCGCTGGGTGCCTTGCGCGGTGTCCAAGCGTTGCCATCGGGGTCAGTCTGGGCGCGCATGCGCTGGGTGTTGGCCGTGCGCAGCTTGCGCGCAATGTCCACGGCCAGGCGCCGGCGCGCTGTGCCATCGAGCTTGGCCAGCAGGTGGCCGGCCCAGTCTTCAATGGCGCGAAAGTCTGCCATGGGCTACAGCACAAACCGCGCTTCTTCTGGCGGGGTGGGAATGTCCCATTCGGCCAGCATCTGGTCTTTAAGCCACAGCTGCCAATGCTCGGGCAAGCGGTTGGTACCGATTACCTGGGGCTCGGCGGGGTGGTCGCAAATCAGGCGCGTGGGGTGGCTGGGGTCGGCGGTGACAATCACGCGCTCGGTGACGGGCACACGAATGCCGATATCGGCTCCGGCAGTGTTGAGCAGCTCCACCTGGAACTGCAGGCCGGTGGCCTGGCTGGTGGGGTTGAGCAGCAGCTCGGGCTGGTGGACGCGCAGCCAGGCGATCAGCGGCACAAACAGCGCATCGGTGTGCCCGGTGAAGTCCAGCACGGTCACTTCAATGGTGTAGGCGTACTCAAACGATAGGCTCTTAGCCATCGTCGTCACGGCCTGGCCCGAGCTGGCCAGGACTATGAGGTTTTCGGGGTTGGCCTTGAGGTCAGGGACTGCGGCCTCAATGAGGGTGCGCAGGCTTTGCAGCTTCCACATGCTTGGGGCCTTTCCAGATGGTGTTTTTCCAATCGTCCAGCGCCTGCTTGGCCGCGTTGTACTGGTCTATGCAGCTGTTCAGCTCGCGGGTGGCGTCTTCGGCGTCGGCGGTGATGGCTGCAATATCGGCTGCATCCTCTGCCAGTAGTTCGGCTCGCGCTTCTTGAGGCCCAGCGCCGGCATGCTGGGCGGCTCGCTCAGCAGGTACTGCGGGGGCGGCGCAGCTGGTGGTGCGGACTGACAGCCGCTGACTACCAGCACGCAAAGCGCGGTCGCGCTCAGCTTCAATAGTTTTTGCATGGTCTTTGCTCTCCTGTAATTCACGGGCAAGGGTCGCGGCTTGGTCGCGCAGCTGGTTGTCTGCGGTGCGGCTGGCCTCGCCCTGGCGGGCGGCCTCGGTGCGCTCAGCCGCTTGGCGCTTGGCATCGTCCTGCTGGGCGATCTGGTCGCGCGCGGCATAGCCATTGCGGTATGCCCAGCCGTAGCCCGCCCAAAGGGCCGCCAGCAGCGCGGCGCAGACGATGACGGTCAGCCAGTCGATGACGCCGGTTTGCTTTTTCATGGCTTGAGGTCTTTCAGGCACATGGCCATCTCCCGATCACGGCGCAAGGCCAGGCCGCGCAGCTTGCGCTCTTTGGCCGATGCCCAGGCGGGCAACTGGCGGCAGGCAGCTGCCACATCGCCGCCGCGCAGCAGGCGCAGCATGGTGCTGTAAGTACCCTTTTTCAGGTAGACAAACCCGTCTTTTACGCCTGGCGCGCCCGGGCCGACGTTGTAGATGAAAGAGAGGAAGGCGGCCACGCTGGAGTCGGGCATGGCATCGCGTACCTCGGCGGGCACCCAGCGCTCAAACAGCTGCCAGGCCTCTTGTATGCCCTGCAGGGTGAGCGCATCGCATTCGGCGTTCGTGGCCACATCGCCCAGCTTTACGCCGCGCGTCCAGCCCTCGCAAATGGTGGGGATGGCCACCGGGTCGAGATAGGCAGGCAGCACCCGGCCCTCGTCCACCGGCAAGGTGGTGAGCAGGATGGCTGCAACGGCGCCCGCCACTGCGGTGGCGCCCTTGGCAATGATGGTGCCCTTGGGCACGTATGGCAGGGGTCTAGTCATCGGGCAGCCCTCCAAAGTCGGTAACTGGCAGATCGGTCTGCTTGCTGCGCGTGGGCGGCGGGCTGACGATCACCGACGCGTCAGGGCTGGGCACGCCGTTTAGCTGCTTGTTGTAGAGCTGGATTTTCAGCTTGTGGATTTCCTCGGCGCGGCGGTTCTCGTCGGCGGCTTGCTTGCGGTCATCGTCGCGCCGGCGCTTTTGGAAGTAGTACTGCACGGCCAGGCCTGCAATGCCGATGCAGGCGCCGATGATCCCAAACACCCATTCGCTGCTAAGCAGGCCCCAGCCCACCAGCGCGCCGCCGCTGGTCAGCGCGGTTTTTCCGCCCGCAGATGCAATGGCCGCATCGCGTGCGGCTTCTTCGATGTTCATTTCTTTGGCCCCTTCCAGCTCCAGGCCGTCCATGTGCATGTAGCAAAGCGGTCGATAGTGTTGGCGTTCAGGACTTCAAACCCGTAGTTCTCGGTCTTGGTGCCGCCCCACAGCTTGCTGGTGCGCACCAGCTGCCAGACGCCACTGGCGCACGCCACGCGGATGCCCATCACCTGGCGGCCGATATTTGGGTTGCCCCATTCGCCATCCAGCACCGGCAGCCCAGCGCGATAGGCGATGCCATCCAGGGGCTGCCCCCACTTCTTGGCCAGCCAGCCGCAGCGGTTGCGGATGCCGTTGAAATTCCAGCGCGGCAAGAAGCTGCGCGGGCTGTACGGCGGCCGGTAGCTCACATGCTGGCCATCGTCACGCACCACATCTTCGTCGGGCGCGGGCATGCGCACATGCCGCCCATCGATCAGCGCCCAGTCAGAGCGGTCCCCGTTGATACTGATGTTATTGTCGTACCAGCGCAGCCAGCGCGGCAGCTGCTCGGCCTTGCGGGGCAGCAGTGCAGCGATGAACAGCCACACGATGGGGGCAGTGAGGCCCAGCCAAAAGCGGATCAATGCAGGCTTGCGCGCGCTTTGCAGGCTGGCCAGCGCCTGGGCGTGCAGCTCAGCGGGCACACCGGCTTCGGTCAAATAGGTTTGCAGCTTGTTCATCGTGTCGTCAGTCCCAAAGGTTGATGCGGTCTTGCACGGGCTGCACGGCCTTGACCAGGCGAACGGGCATGCCCATGGGGATATCCATGGCCACCTTGGCCAGGCCCGGGTTGGCGGCAAGCGTGGCCTCTACGTGGCCCGCTGTGCTGCCCAGGTGGCGATTTACCAGCGCATCGAGCACATCGTTTTGCAGCGCCCGCACGGTGATGGTGTTTTGCGCGCCGGTCATAGCAGCTCGGCAATCACGCGGGGCAAGCCCTGCAGGTCGGCAATGGCGTGGCGGGTGCGGGTGTCGAGGCTGTCTTGCCGGATCTCCAGCGCGCTGCGCACCCGGCTTTCTTTGCCCGCGCCATCAGGCAGCGTGTCAATGTCGCGGTAGGCGCTGGCCAGCTGCGACTGCACATGCGATTGGATGGCCCGCTGGTAGTGCTTGAGCTTCACGCTCTGGCCGCCCAGCTGGGTGGCTGGCACATCGGCCAGGCTGGCATAGCCCAGCGCCATCTGCGCGGCCTGCCAGTCGCCCAGCTCTCTGTTGACACTGAGCATGGCCTCTTCCACGGCCAGCAGCAGGCGGGGCGGCGTCACGGTGCCGTCGAGCCTGGCGTCTTCGCGCAGCTTCTCGCAGTTCACATCGGGCCACCAGCCGTCATTGGTCACCGATGGCTCGGCGCCCTTGATAGGCGGGTTGGCGACAGCGACAAAGGGCGAATTCACGGCGTCAGGCTTTCAGGGTGTTAGGTGTGGCGGTGGCCCAGGGCGTCAGGCGGTGGCAAATCAATGCTGCCTTTGCCCTGGGGCCGCCACGGCTCGCGGGGTGCGACTGGTTCGGCGATTGGGGCGCTACTTTTTAAGGCGCGCTTCCAATCGCTCAATGTCTTTTTTGACGCCTGCGCGCACTGGATCAAGCTCCATAGCGCGCTGCAGGTATGGCAGGGCCGCGCTGCACACTTGCAGCGTGCGGCCCTTGGCATCCATGGCAATGTCCTGGCTGTTGGTCTTTCCCAGCAGTGCCCAGCCTGCAGCCTTGTTCAGCTTGGCCTTGATCTGGTCATGCATGTCGGCCTCGGCGGTCAGCTCCAGCACGCGCTGGGTGACAGAAACGGCCTCGGGGCCAGCAAGACGGCCAGCCAGTACGGCTTCGGCGATTTCCTCGGCCACCACGCTGGCCATATCGCGGTTGTAGTTGTCGGGCGGATTGATGCCAGCCGCCAGGGCGTATTCGGCCAGGAGCATCGCGCGCGAATAGTCGCCCGCGTCAATGGCCCAGATCAGGATGGTGGCCACCACTTCGTCTTGCGTGCCTGGCTTGGTGTCAAACACCCCGGCCAGGTAGGCGTCGTATTCGGGCAGCATGGCGCGCTTGGCTTCGGCCTTGCGCTCATTGCTCTTGAGGTCTTTCAGCGCAATGCGGTGTTGGTGCAACTGGACAAGCTGCAGTTCGTAGGCGGTGCCGATAGTCTGGCCGTAGGCGTCGGTGGCACTGCCAGCGCTGGCCGCCAGGGCAGCCATGGTGCGCATGTAGTGCGCTTGGGCTGGTGTCTGTCGCATGTGGATGTTCCCCGCTTGGTGTTGGTGGGCACCGGCCCGCTAAAGAGCGGCCTATTTTTTTAGCCGCCGATGGCAGGCCGGTGCGCTGGGCTTAGGCCAGTTCGATGTTTTCGACCAGGCAGGCCTTTTCCAGGTTCTCGATCACGAATGCATCGTTGGACGATTCAAACGTGGCGATGCGGTCTTTCTCGGGCTGGTCTTTGACCATGCGCCGGCGTGCGCTGGCCTGGTAGTAGATGGACAGGTTGTCCAGGCTGGTGATCAGCACGGCGTTGGGCGGGAAGAATGGCACCGTGACAGCCTGCAGGCCGCCCAGGCGCTTTTGGCTGACCACCAGGCTACCGGCGATCATCTCGGTGGGTGCGCTTTGGCTGTCCACGATGGGGAACAGCTTGTCGTGCATCAGGTCGCGGCCCACGATAGCTACAAGGTCGGCAGCTTCGGAAAAGATGGGCGAGATCAACGCATGGCGGGCGTCGTACACCAAGCCGTCCAGGCTTGCATAGTCCGCATCGGCCAGCTTTTGGCCGGCTGCATCCATGCCTACTTTGACCTTGCCCGCCGTCTGGCCGGCCTTCATCACACCTTCGGGACGGTTCTCGCGCAGGTCTTGCAACCAGCCTTTGTTTACGTCCTGCAGCAAGGGATTGGTTGCACGGTTGGTGTTAACCGCTGCGCTGGTGCCGTTGAAGCCGATCATGATGCGGTCGAGCGCGCACTGCTGGATGATGGCGCCCGACAGCAGCTTTTGGAAGTTCGGAAACTTCGCCCACATGTCCAGCTTGGCATAGCGAATGGCGGTGTCATAGTTGGTTTGCACTGCCATGTATTTATGGCTGTTCATGTCCGACACGTCGGTGGGCTTGCGCTCATCGTTGCCGCTGGTGTCGGTGCGGCTGGCAATGGGGCCGTTCACGCCCAGGCCCAGGCGCTCGCCCATCATTTCATCGACGGGGGCGATGTTGATCTTGCCCAGGAAGGAGCTGGACTCTTGAATGCGTTGCTCCAAGGTTTGCTGCACGCTGGGCGCGATGGCGAACTTGACGGCGGCGTCTGCCACGTTGGACAGCGCGGCTTGCTGCGCCACGTAGGCGGTGAATTTAAATCGAGTTTCGTTGCGCATGATTGCGTCCCTATAAAAACTGGTGTCGGTTGTTGGTGAGAGCGGCTATTGAGCGGCTGTAGCTTGCTTAGCAGTCGGCCAGCTCCGAGGCATCCTTGCCGGTGGCAGCTGGGCGCTTGTCGCTGTGGTTCTCGGTGCCTTCGAGCTTGGCCTTCAGTGCGTCGAAGTTTTGCTGCAGAGTGGCAAACGCATCGCCCTGCTTGTTGAACTTCTCCAGCAGGTCGGCGTTTTCCTTGGCTTGCTTTTGCATGGCGTCTTGAGCCACGCCGAGTGCCTCCACGGTCTGGGCGGCAAAGGTGTTGTCACCTGCTGCAGGCTTGGCGGCGACCATGCCCTTGAAACCATCGATCAGGTCGCTGAACTTTTTCAGCACACCGCTGGCCATACTTTCTTCGTCGGCCTGCAATCCCAGATCGGTCTCAATGGCCTCGCTGTACAGCGTTGCCTTGTCGGTCTTGCGTCCAGCAAATGGGTTGACAGCGGCGCCTTGCGAAAACTTCAGCACCTCGGTGCCCAGGCTGGCAGGGCTGTCCGTAACGCCCAGTCCAAAGAGGTAAGGGCCGCCAGTGCCAGGCAGATTGGGGTGGATTTCGATGGAGCTATAGAGCTTCTGGCCCTTCTTGTTCATCTCGATCAGCGTCGGCAGGGGCTCGATCTGCGCGAACAGCGCTTTCTTCCCGTCCTCGACATCACGAACTTCCGTTGCCAACACATCACCCAGGGCGTCGAAGGGGCCGCCAGGAACGGTGCCCCGGTGATGCTCCAGCCAGATACGTGCGCCGTATTTCTGGCGGTTGTAGCTTTTGCCCATTTGCTCGATTTCAGCGCGCGTAATTTCGCGGCCATCGGTGGTTTGGCCTTCGGTGGCGACTCGAAAGAATTTGCTTGGCATGGTGCGGCTCGGTTAAGCGGTTGTTGATCTATCGCTATGTTCCGCGCACCCTGTTTTTGTAGCAATCACCGCGCGCTGTGGCTGCGTTTCGGACAATTTCCACTTGTCGATTTCCGCGCGCGCGCGGCAGACACTGGAGGAATGAAAGTAGCACCGCAAAAGCCACCAACCTGCCCCGCGCCCACTGCCACCGCTGACAGCGGCGTGCCGGCGCGCGCCGTCAAACGCCTTGCGAAATCGCGCGGCAAATGCGGACCGCACATCACCACGGTGACGCCCGAACAGGCGTTTACCGCTGCTGTCCTCAAAGAGATTTCACCCGAGGGCAAGGGCCTGCCGTTTGCGATTGACGGCCTGCCCGCTGGCGAGTGCAGCGCCGTCACCGATGGCGGGGCCGGCCTGCGGCGTCAGGCCCGTGACCTGTATTGGCAGGGCTGGAAGCTGACCCACATTGCGGAAAAGCTGGGCGTGGCCCGCGCCACCCTGCACGGCTGGCACAAGGCCGAGCGCTGGGCAGAGGCCAGCCCCACGCAGCGCGCCGAGGGCGTGACGGAGACGCGCTACGCGCAGCTGGTGGCCAAGACTGAAAAGACCGGCAGCGATTACAAGGAAATTGACCTACTCGGGCGGCAAATGGAGCGCTTCGCGCGCATCAGCAACTACCGCCAGTCGGGCCGCGAGCGCGATCTCAACCCCAATATCGATGCGCGCAACGCAGCCGCCAAAAAGCAGCCCGTCAAAAACTTCCTATCGCAGGAGCAGATCGAGCAGCTGCGCGATGCCTTCATTGAATCGTGCTTCAAGTACCAGCTCACCTGGTGGCAGAACAGCCACCAGCGCACGCGCCAGATTCTCAAAAGCCGCCAGATCGGCGCCACCTGGTACTTTGCCCGCGAGGCGCTGATTGATGCGCTGGAGACGGGGCGCAATCAGATTTTCTTGTCTGCCAGCAAGGCCCAGGCGCACATCTTCAAGCAGTACATCCAGGCGTTTGTCTTTGAGGTCTGCCAGGTGGAGCTGAAAGGCGAACCGATCATTCTGGCGAACGGCGCGCAGCTGCACTTCCTGGGCAGCAATGCGCGCACAGCCCAGGGCTACCACGGCAATTTCTACTTCGATGAGTATTTTTGGACAACCGACTTCGAGCGCCTGAACAAGGTGGCCAGCGGCATGGCCATTCACAAGAAGTGGCGCAAAACCTATTTCAGCACCCCATCGAGCATCCAGCACGCGGCCTATGACCTGTGGAGCGCGAAGAAGTTTGCGCGCAAGTTCAAGACCGATATCGACATTACCCACGGCAAGCTGGCGGGCGGCTTCACGGGCGAAGACAAGGTGTGGCGCCACATCGTCAACATCTTGGACGCCGAGGCCGGGGGCTGCGATCTTTTCGACCTGGACGAACTGCGGCTGGAGTACTCCGACCCAGAGTTTGAAAACCTGCTGATGTGCGGCTTTGTGGATGACTCGTTTAGCGTCTTTCCGCTGACCAACCTGCAGCCGTGCCTGGTGGACAGCTGGGAGGTATGGAAAGACTTCAAGGCATTCGCCCAGCGGCCCTTTGGCTGGCAGCCGGTGTGGGTGGGCTATGACCCCAGCCTGAACGGTGACAGCGCGGGCCTGGTGGTGCTGGCCCCGCCTGAGACACCAGGCGGCCCCCTGCGCGTGCTGCACACCAGGCAGCTGCGCGGACTGGACTTTGAGGCGCAGGCAGCCGAGATCAAGAAGATTTGCGACACCTACAACGTGCAGCAGCTCACCATCGACCAGACCAGTATTGGCAATGCCGTCTACCAGCTGGTGGTCAAGTTCTTCCCGGCTGCCCGGGGCATCAACTACAGCGTGGAAAGCAAAACCATGCTGGTGATGAAAGCCCTGCAGGTCATCAAGTCCAAGCGCCTGCAGTGGGACGCCGGCAACAAAGAGCTGGCCGCCTCGTTCATGGCCATCAAGCGCGAGATGACGGCCAGCGGCCGCAGCGTGACGTACGCAGCGGGCCGCAGCAAAGATACCGGCCACTCCGATCTGGCATGGGCGTGCATGAACGCGCTCAGCAACGAAGCGCTGGAAGTCGGCACCGGCCTGGCCACGCCGCAAACGCAATCCTTTATCGAGGTGTACCCCTAATGAGAAAACGCAAACCCGCGCAACCCCAGCGCACGCCCGCAATGGCCGCACCCTCTCCTGCGCCAGTCATCCAGTCGGGCAAGCCGTCCAACGTGCAGGCGTTCAGCTTTGGCGAGCCCGAGCCCGTGATAGGTGGCCGCAGCGCGCTGATGGAGTATGCCGAGTGTGTGCAGAACGGCGAATGGTATGAGCCACTCGTCAGCCTGGCTGCGCTGGCCCGTCTGCTACGCGTGGGCGCGCACCATGAATCAGCCCTACGCTGCAAGGTCAACATCCTGGCCAGCACGTTCATCCCCACCCAGTGGCTGAGCGCCGCAGACTTCAAGGCCATGGCCTTTAACTTTTGCGTGCTTGGCAACGGCTATCTGGAGTGGCGCGAAAACCAGCTGGGTGACAAGCTGGTACTGCGCCACGCCCTGGCCAAATACATGCGGGTGGGCATCGATCCGGGGCGATTCTTTTTCGTGACGGATCTGCAGTCGCCGCACGAGTTCAAAGCCGGGTCTATCCTGCACCTGCGCGAGCCCGATCTGCATCAGGAAATTTATGGTGTCCCCGGCTACCTGGGTGCCATGCAGTCGGCCCAGCTCAACGAAAGCGCAACGCTATTCCGCCGCCGCTACTACAACAACGGTTCGCACGCAGGCTTCATCCTGTACGCGACTGACCCGGCCCAAAGCCAGGGCGACATTGACGCCCTGCGCAAGCAGCTGACCCAGACAAAGAACGGTGGCAACTTCCGCAACGTCTTCTTCTATGCGCCAGGCGGCAAGAAGGACGGCCTGCAGCTGATCCCTATCAGTGAGGTGGCGGCCAAAGATGACTTCTTGAATATCAAGAACAGCAGCCGCGACGATGTTCTGGCCGCGCACCGGGTGCCGCCGCAGCTGATCGGCATGCTGCCAAACAACACGGGCGGCTTCGGTGATGTGGAAAAAGCTGCAATGGTTTTTGCGCGCAATGAGATCACCACGCTGCAGACCGACATAGCCGGCTCGATCAACGCGCAGGCGGGCCGGGAGGTGGTGCGCTTCAAGCCTTACCAGCTGGACGAGAGCCAGGCCGCCGAGTAGCGGCACCCGCCGTCTGCCAGCCGGATACCACAGCCAGCCCGGCCCAGGCCGGCGCCCCAGCCCACGCACAGCAGGCCCGGCCCGCGCCGCACGCGCCGCCAGCCACGCACCCGGCCCCACAGGCCCGCCACAGCGCGGGCCTTTTGCATGCCCACCCCACAGCCCCTTGTCCGCACCCAGCGACAAAGCTACGGCCCGCAGGCACAGCCCCAGGCCCACGCACGCAGGCCAGGGCCACCCTCGCCCCCTGCCCCGCGCCAGGCCCCCCCCTGCATATCCCCGCCGCGCGCCGTCGAGACCCCGCCGCGCCCGCTCGCTTAATAGGTCGCAATCGTCGGACTGTCCGTATAGCGACTTTCCTATACTGGCTGTGTCTTGCAAGCCGGTTGAACACTTAGTTAGAGTGTCGGCATTCGTCGGAATTTTTAAGGTGTGGACAGTGTGCAATTTATGCTCTGGAGGGTGCCAAATCCACAACCACATCCACACAGCTGCATCGTATTGATGTCTGTGCAAAACCCTCTTACGTGTAGTGATTTCGGCGGCATGATGGACCCCGCATTTTTTCCATCCGGCTGTCGTTACTCGCGGCCAAGATGTTAAACGAATATTTTGCGAAACAACCTTCGCGAGTTTCAATTGGACAAGTGCCTCAAAATGATTAAAAAGACAGATAAGTAAAAATACTCAGGCAGCTAGATAATTTTATACACATATATTTCTACTTGAAATTTCGGTTAATAAATAGCCCTCGGAAACCCGATAGCTCCAAAAAATCTAATTTACTGCCAGATTCAAATGAAATTTCACATTTAATAAACTAAAGAATTTATGAACTATCTTGAATTAGAAGAAAAAATATCGTCACAAGGCCCACGCGGCTACTATTTACTGAAATCTTTTTTAATAAAATTATTACAAGAAGAGGCCAAATCCAAAAGCCAAGAAATTATTCATAATGCTGGAAGTGATGTAGCCGCTTACGATGCGGTGGCCCCAAATGGATTTGGAGATATCTCTGGACATGTCTCCATTGAGATAGCGAGAGTAATAAGTTTAGCCCGCATTCTTACTGAGACCAAAAAAATATCACCATTCGACACTGGAAAAGATTCATCATTTCTACTTATATCTCTCACAAATATCGATTCAAATGCGAGATTAATGCTCAAGTTGAATTTTAGACAATCAAGCCGTTGTCATTTTTGGGGACCCAACGAAATACAATCATTAATAGATCGCCATACAGAAACCGCTTCCAAACTTGCAGAAAATCTCTTTTTAAATAGATTTAAAGTTACAATCGAAAGCAATGTCGAGGATTGGCGTCAGCAGAGAGACGAAGTGGTTAATGCAGTTCGAGATGAATACAAAAGCGGACGATTTTCCATATTTTTAGGCGCAGGAGTTTCAAGTAGTGCAGGGCTGCCAGACTGGGACACTCTTCTAAATTCACTTTTTGTCTCAATGCTCACAGATGACGAAGCCAATTCTAAAAGCACAGATTCAGAGCATATATCAAGCATAGTAAAGCGCCTTAGACAAATTGATGGACCTTCATCACTAACCTTAGCGCGATATATCCGCAAAGGTATTACAACCGACTCCAGCGTAGAGCAAGAGAAATTTATAAACGCCGTAACAAAACAACTCTACGGCCTACGCAATAAAAAATATTCCTTAAGCTCCAGTCTCATTAAATCAATCATTAACCTGTGCACACCCAGCCGCACCGGTGCAAAGGTGAAATGTGTTTTGACATACAACTTCGATGATCTGCTGGAACGTGAAGCAAGCGCTCACGGAATTTCATTTAAACCTATATTTGAAGAGCTTGATCTTCCAAATGCTGAGGAATTGCCAATATATCATGTACACGGCTTTCTCCCAGAAGATCGTTCCATTTATACAAACATACAAAAAGCAACACTAGTATTCTCAGAGGAGGGTTATCACAAGATTTATCAAGATGCTTATCATTGGTCAAATTTAGTGCAACTAAATAATCTAAAAGAATCATCATGCCTTATGATAGGACTTTCACTCACTGATCCAAACCTGCGAAGACTTCTAGAAATATCAGCAAAGTCAATCGATAAGTCAAAGCATTTTGCATTTATCAAAAGAATTACATTTGATAAATTCTCCAATGAAGATGGAAAGCCGGTGGTACGCGCGCCTAATCAAACAGTAAAACGATTTCTTGAAAGGCACCATAAGCTTAACGAAGAAATCATGAGAGAGTTGGGAGTTAATATAATATGGTATGAAGAGTATGATGAAATCACAACAATCCTTCAGAAAATTGGCAAGTGA